CAGCCACATCAAGTCATGCTGTGCATTGTGCATAATCAAGAGTGTTGTATTGTCTAGTAGGATCTGTATGTTCCTAGCCCTTGACCCACCTATGTCTTGATCCTCAACATGATTCAGAGTGAACAAGTGCGTTTCATCTACATTGTCTACGTTCTGCACACCTACTTGAACAAGTTCTAATCCAGGTTCAAATGGATCTAGAATGTTCTTATTCTCTCTTTTAGTTATTGTGTTCTCTACATCTAGTACAAGTCTCATGCTAAATACTGGCTCCTGTCTCCATCTAACTCACAGTGAATAGTACCATGCCATCCACCCTTAAGTTTGTTCTTGGCTATGCAAAGATGTCTCTGATTAGTTTCATCTTCGTCTTGCCCCTCTACTACTTTGTTCTTTGATATGAGTATCATCAGGTCAGCCTCTGCTGCTTTACCAGTACGACTACCTTCAAGCATTGATTGATCAGGATGCACCAAACCTTCTGCTGCTGCACTCAACTGTGACATCCATATGATTGCACACTTATGTTCCTTGGATATGTTACGTGCGTGTATGGCTGCTTCCTTGAGATAGATGTCTGACTTGTCGCTTGTCTTAGCTGCAAACTTGTCACCCATATCAAGCACTACAATGTCAGGCTCATATGCTTTAACTACAGCCTCAACCCAAGTCATGTCTTTACCTGTACTGTCTTTGATGAATACGTTTTTATCTATTGGATCATAACGCAGTGCAGCTACTGCCATATTAGTTTTGACTTCATCCATACTCATGCTTGTAGCAGCACTAAGGTATCTTGCACCCACACGTTCATAGCTTTCTTCATTACAAAGAATTATACACTTAGCACCTTGTGAAGCGAAGCCATCAGGTGCAGCTATTGTACTAGCATGAAAGCTAGTCTTACCTGTGTTGGGACGTGCGCCCACAACAACTAAGTGCCCTGCACTGATACCCTCTGTCTTACGTCTAAGTGTTGGTATGTTCCACTTCCATTGTGACTGTATGTCGTTGGCTTTGAGTAACGTATCGATGCTTGTATCATCCCACTCTACCTTGAGGTTAGGCAGGAAATCATCTTGATAGTTACTCAGTATGTTTCGCAAAGGTTCTAAGCTAGACTGTGATCCATTGACGTAATCAAATCCAAGGTTAGCAATCTCTTCACCTACCACCTGCTGAAACAACTTAGACAATACATCATCAGCTATCTCTGTAGACAGTGGCTTCTCTCGTGCAACCTTTTGAAACAACTCACTAAAGACTTGCTTGTTAGCTGTAGTCATACTGGTGTTGTTAACAAAGAACAAAGCCTCTAACTCTGTAGGTGTAATACTCTTACCATACGTATCCATAGCGTAGTCGAGAGTGTGTTTAATCTTACGTGCATCTTTACTAAATATCTTGTCAGGACAACGTATACCTTTATGATTGTTATAGAACTCTTTATCCAACAGGGTGCGGATCAATGCTAGTTCCTGCATGTGTGTCTCCTCTTTGTGGATCAGTTAAGAGTTTCGTTTATTTGTATACTCTTTGTTCTGTCCTGTATTTCTTTTTGCTTGTAAGCACACTCTACTTCAAGCTCTCGTTTCTTTTGNGCATTTACTGTGGGTACACGAATAAGAAACTCTATGTCATTTATTTCTCGTTCTAGATGCTCTATTCTAGTCAATACTTGTCTCCTTGTTATAAACTCTAGCCAACTCTTCATCAAACTTCTTGTCTGACTCGTATATCTTACATGCCTCTAGCACTTCATCTACTGTCAAGTCAACGTAGACTTTACCTAATGGTACACGTTCATCTATTATTGCTGTCTTCTTCATATCATCACCACATTGGATTCATTAAGTTAAACTTATCGTACCAACTGCTACCCTCTAAGGCTAACCACATCAGTACAGGCACACCTAGTATAAAGAATACACACGTTAGGAATGCCCACCCTAAACCTTTTGTTGTACAGTATTGTTCAGCCATAGTTTTTCCTATACTTCTTAGGGAAGTGTTCTTTGTTCAGCCCTCTACTAACTTGCTCTGCTGCCCACGAGTAATTCACATTAAAGTGTCTCGCTGCATCAGCTATACTCTTGAAGTCTTTGCCGTGTAGCCTACAAGCTCTGCCTCTCTGCTTTTGCGTTGGCTCTACCTTAATACGGATATGGCATGGTACATTTTTTGGCTGCATTATTTGTCTCCTATGTTCATTGGTGCATATACTTCACCGTTGTATTGGCTACCTGTTTTATTATCTACTCCAAAGTTGAAGTATGCTAGTATTACTAGCAGTGCCATTATCCAGTAGAAGGTAACCTTCACCCACTTGATAAATGCTTCGTATGTTTGCTTCGCTTCTAGCTCTGCTGCTTCTCTTGGTTGCATTAAACTATCTCCTCTAGTTTCTTTATGTCTGCATCTACTTTATATTTAATATCATCGTAGAGTCTTAGCGCTATAGTTTCTAACCCTGTGTAAGCCTCTATCTCTCTCTTGTACTCTAGTGTTTTATATGCAGCATCAGGGTCTAGTGCTACTATAACCTTGTAGAAATTATCTAAGTGTTGCATATTAGATACACTGAATGACGTGCCAAGTATCGCCAAACCTGTCAAGCCAGGAAATAATTTAGCTGCTACGGTAGCACTAATAACATCCTCTACGACTATCACTACGCCACTGGGTTTACCTACAACACGAGTGAATACAGTAGGTGTCCTGTCGTAACGCTTCCACTTAACCTGTCCTGAGTAAGATGTGCATCTACCAATAGCGCCTACGAGTCTACCTTTATCGTAGATAGGAAAGACTACACGTCCATCCATTACATCGTACATCAAGTCTTCACCATACAAGCCCCATCTGCCAATGAATCTTTCGTAGTGCTTATGTTCTGCAGTAGGTTTGACTATGTACTCAGGCCAAGTAAACAACTCGTGCTCTGACTCAAGCTCTTCATACCCTTTGAGTCTACGCTGTATCTCTTCTGCTGTCATACCTGAAGACACAACACCCTTGATCCTACAGTCAAGCTTGTAACAATTGTAGAGCAGTGCACTACCATCTCGTGTAGCAGTGAATGTGTTCTTACCTTTGCACACAGGGCAATCACCTCTGTGTTTGTAATCTTCTTTTAAATCAAGGGCTTCTAGGTAGTTCTTAATGTTAACCATCTTTGCTCCTTCGTTTGTTTAGTGCATTACTTGCACCACTAAATGTGTTGACTAGGTAAGGCTTGACTGACTCAGGGTTTGCGTGACCTGTTACTTGCATCAACTCAAGAGTCTGCACACCTGCCTCTACCATCTCAGTGATTGCAGTCCTACGTAGATCCATAGCTGTCAGTTTCTTTGGTAGTCCTGCAGCTTCCTTGACTTCATTGATTGCATCATCGATGTGGTCTATTGGGTATGGCACATATGCTCCTGCCACTGGTGTAGTCTTGGGTGCTACGTAGTCTTGGAATCCAAAGTCCTGACTCTGTTGCTTGAGCATAGAAAGTAGATCATCAGGTATAGGTAAGTGCACATCAGCACCACGTTTACTTTGTGTTAAATCAATACGTTGTTCGTTGAAGTTAATGTTATTCCAAGTCAAGGTACGCATGTCTCCGACACGTTGCGCCCACTCGTATGCCATATGTACAATCAACCCAATGCTACGCCACTTGAAGTTACCGTATGCTGTGTCAAGAAAAGATACTACTTGATCACGAGTCCACTTGACCTTGCGTGGTTTAGTGCTCTTCGTCTTGATCAAACGTACTGGGTCATTGTCCATTACGTCTAACCTCATGCTGTACTTCCATGCCGTAGACAGGACAGCCTTGCGATAGTTGGCTGTACGTACACCTGACACAAGCCACTTCTCGTAAGCCAGGTTAGTGTGTCTAGCTTTGATGCTGCGTACTGTGTAGTTACCTAAGAGCCTACCCTCTACGTTAGTCTTAAGTATTACATCCAAGTGTGTCTCGTAGTCTTTCTGTGACTTAGCACTGAGGTTACGGAAGTTATTACTGTGTAAGTAGAACTTCACTATCTCAGACAACTTTGATGTATGCTTTGGTATGTCTACCACTTTCTCCTCACTTTCCAATATACCCACGATTCCATGCAATGACCTTTGCCAATCAACATGTCAATCAAATAAACTATGTTAAGTCTTCCCTCCTTTTGCCACTGGTGGTTTCTTGCGCTGAACGTCTGATTGTTTTGTCCTCCTAATATTACGTTTAGCAGCACGCTCATTGCTATCATTATCCGTTTTAGGTAAATCCGCAAGCCTGTCGGTAATATCATCATGTGGATCATCTTTCGGGTCAACTTCATCATCTGTCATCTTCTTCTGTTCCTTCCATCGTCTTCGCCTTTGTATGTGTCATACACAAACCAAACGAATGCT